GGACCGTCCGGTGCGGGTGGTGTGCAACACCTTGTCACCGCCAAGGCACAGCGACGTATGGCGGACGCGCCCGCGCATATCCAATAGCGCCAAAACCGCGCCAGCGCGTGCGTGCGGCAGTTCCCGCCATTGCCCGGTGCCCAACTGCGCGTCCGCCACGGCGGGCGTCCCGGGCCAGCGGGCAAGGTTCACGGGTATGTCCGGCAACGCGATGCCGAACAACGCCCGGGCGGCCTCCACCGTCAGCCCCCAGCAGTCGAACGTATCTGGCCCGAATTGCCAGAATGCCCACGGCTTGCCCACGAACCGGGCCAACACGTTTTCATCCAATCCGTTCATCGCACCAACCCCGGCCAGCGCTCGGGCTTGTAAACCACGCGTGGCCAACGCCTGTTGATAATGTCCGAACGCTGCGCGGTCATTTGCACGGCCGCTTCCGCCGCGGTGACGTTCACCACGGACAACTTGAACGGTTGCGCGGCAGGCGCATTGAAGTTGCTTTTCAGGAACACCCGCCACGTCACGGTGATGGGAAATTGTGGTTTGGCCTGCGCCAGTTCCAGCGCGTTCCATATCTCGGCGCCCACGTTGTCCAGCGTGATGGACATATCTTGCCGGCCTTGCGTGCCGGCATCGGGCAGGTCCACGCGGAACGCCAGCGGCATGGCGTCATAAACCCGGCCATCCTCAAAGCGCACGCGCTGCCCATAGTTGTAGGCGATCAGCACGTAAGGTTGCGGCCACGCGGCATGCGCCATTTCCAACACGTCCACCCACGCATCGCCCGGCGGGGCTTGCACAAGGAAGCGCACAAGGTCGGCGGTCGGGCCAATCATCGGCGCACCGAATAGGCACGTTCAAACGCGGCGGCCACGGGATTGCCACCGCGGGCAATGTCACTGGCGATGGTCTGGCGCACCTTGTCCACGGTGATGCGCAAACGATCTTCATCCTTCTGCACGCCAATGTCCGCGCCGGCATAATTGAACACTTGCACGTTGGCCGCGCCGGCCACGCCAAGTTTTCCGCTGGCGTCACGCTTCAACGGCATGATGGCCTCGGGGCCGGCTTCGCCCATCACGCCCATGCGTCCGCCCGCGAATGAAAACGCGGTGGGGCTGGCAACAATGCCGCCCTGTGCAAAGACTTGGTAACCCTGCGACCACGCACCGCCCTTGGCCTGCGTGGCAATCCCGAACGATTCCAGAATTTTCTTGGTGGCGATGGCGGCCAGCATTTGCGCAATCAAGCGCAGGATGGCTTTCTCCGCTGCCTCGGCGCCCTCGGTCATGGATGTGAAAATATCCGCCACCCCCTGCCCGATGAATTCGCCCCATGCCTGCGCGTTGCGCTTGGCTTCCTCGCTGGCCTTTGTCTGTTCGTCCTGTTTTTTCTTTACTTCGTCGGTTTGCTGCCCTAGCTTGACCAGCGCGATTGTGTAGTCGGATGCACCCTTCTGTTGCAGCGCCCAAATTTCCACGCTTTGTTCCGACTCGCCGTTGGCAATTTTGCGCGCGGCGGCCAAGTCCACTTCGGCGTCATGCAACTCTTTCATTTGCGCAGTTTCCGCATCCATTTCCTTGCGCAAATCCGCTTCGGCGTCCAACCGTTCCTTGGCCGCGTCCATGGCGGCCTTGTGTTGTGCGGCATCGGCCTTGGCTTGGTCGGCTGCCTTTTTCGTGGCGGCGGTTGCAGCGGCGGCTTCCTCGCCACCCACGCGGCCCACAATCGGCGGCGCCGCGGGCGCGGCCTTGCGCGTGGCTTCAATCTTGTCCTGTAGCTTGGCGGTCTGTTCAAAAACATCCGTCATGCCGGCAATGGTGTCTTTGCGGATTTGTTCCATGGCATCCGCCAAGCCGCTGCCAATGCCCTTGAATCGTTCAATCAGGCTGTCGCGCTTCTTTTCGTCAAACCACGTGGACGGGTCCAGTGCATCGGACAGCATCCGCGCCATTTCGGGGATGCCTTCCATCACCGCGGCGGCCACCGTGCCAATGGTGCGTCCGAACAATTGCAGCACTTGCGATGCGGCCTTGAACACCAACACCACGCCGTTCACCACCGTGCCCAAACCGGCCATGGCCTCGCGCATGGCGTTCATATCGCCGGCGCCTTCCACGGCTTCCTTGCTGGCGTCCGATGTTTCATTGGCAAACAGGGTCAGCACCGGCAACAGCGGCGCGAACCCTTCCCCCAGCAGCGCCATCAATGAACCCTGCATGCGGTCCATGGCATCGCCGAAGTCATCGCCCGCGGCCACCGTGGCGTTTGACATCACCGTGGCTTGTTCTGCCGCGGCCTTCATGCCGTCCTCGCCTTCCGTGATTAGCGGCAGCAGGGTTTGCCAGCCCTTGCCGAACAGCGCCGCGCCCAATGCGGCCTGTTGGCTGGCGTCGCCCACCTCGCCAATGGCACCACCAACTTTCAGGAACGCTTCCGTGGGGGATAGGTTGCGCAAGTCCTCCATGGATAGGCCAATTGACTTCAATGCGGCTGCGGCCTGTTTCCCCCCGCCGCTGTCAATCTGCCCTAGCTGCACTTGCAACTTGCCAACGGCCTTGGTCACGTCCTCCATTTCCACGCCCACTTGGCCGGCGGCGTAGGCCAAGCGTTGGAAATTTTCTGCGCTGTCGTGGATCTTTGCGGATTCATCCGTGATGCGGCTCATTTCATCCAACGTGCCCTTGATGGCCGCGCCCACGGCGGCCAGCGCGGCAGTGATGCCGGCAAACTTGAACGCATCCTTGAACCCCTGCCCGAACGCATCAATGCTGCGCTTCCAGTCGGCACTGTTGCGCTTCAACTCGGCGTTGACGGCCGCAAGGTCGCGCCGCAGCGCGGCCACTTCCAGTTCAAGTTGGATTTGCAGGCGGCCCGCTTTCGCTGCCATCGGTCAATCCTCCAACGTCTGCGCCCATTGCTGCCGCGAACCCCAGCGCGCCCACGTCCTCCACGCTTTGCGGTTCCGGCGGCCGGTTTTCCTCTTGAAAAAACAAAATCCAGTCCACCAATTCATGCGCCGGCATTTCGCGCTCGATTCGATAAACCGGCATCCCCACGCGCACCGCAATCAGGTGCAACAGTCGCCGCATGGGGGCTAACTTTTTTTTGTCTCGGCGTCCTCGGGTTCGTCGGTGATGATTGAATTGATGCGCAATGCCAATGGCCCCAGCCGCATCAATGCGCGCCACTTCTTTGCGCCCAAGTTGCGCAACTCCGCTTCCGTGATGCGCTCGCCGTCAATCTCCAATGACGCGGCAAGGCACGCCAGCATCAGCGCTGGCGTGTCGTTGCGTTGTGCTATGTCGAACAGCGGCAGCAATTCACCCACGGATGTTTCCACGATAAACACGGACGCCCCTAGCTCGGGTGCGTTCACTTCCTCTCGCTTGCGTGTGTCATCCATATGTCACACCACATAAGTGGGCTTGGTGCCCAACGTGAATTCACCCGTGAAGCCCGCGGCCTGCCCAACCGTGAACGTCTCGCCAAACCCGGTGGCCGTGGCCTGCGGGAAAATGATGTAACCGGCGCCGGATGTGGTCGCCGCTGGCGGGAGCTTGATTTCCAGAATGCGCGGCAGTTGGTCATTGATGGCGCGCATGAATTCCAGAAAGCCCTCTTTCGTGTAGTCCTGAAACCCGGTCACCGAAACGGTGCCGGCCTGCGGCTCGCCGGCAATCTGCGCGGTCGGGTCGCACGTGGTGCCCACATTGATGGCCTGCGCGGCGGCCTGTGCGTATTCAATGGACGACACGCAAAACTCCACCATGTCACCGGAACCGGAATAATCCGTCAGGTTGCCGGCCGTGGCGGCGGCGGTTTCGCCGCTGGCATCGCTTCCTTGCAACGGGAATGAATTGCCCGACTTCGTGCCAAGGACGAACGTGCGGTCATCCAATGACTTCATGCCGGTGCCCTTCACCAGCACAAGCGCGCCGGGGGAAAGTTTCGTGGCATCACTGCTGCTAACCGTCACCGTTGATGGTTTGGCGTTGGTCGCGGCCGTGATGTTGATGGGAACGGGGGAGCTGCCCGGCAACTTTTGCAGCCAAACAGTCAGCCCCTTGGTGGAAAAAGCAGCCATGGCGGTTGTCCTCATTCATGGTGTTGCAACTTCCGGGGCGTCATCCCATACCCGGAACGATTGAGTGACCAACCAACCTCGCAAGTCTGGATCGTATTCTTCTGTTTCTGTTTCTAGTTGTGGTTGTTCCGCGCCGGTCAACAACACCAAGCGCGCGGCCTGCGCCTGCGTGCGCGCTTCCTCGGCGCCGCGGGCAATGTGCACAAGGATGACGGACACGAAACACCCCGCGTTGGCGGTGCCGCAAATGTCCGTCAGCCATTCGGCCTGTGCCCGTTGCAGCACCAGCAACGGCAGCCGCGTGGGTTCCTTTTCGTCATCCTGCGGCGCATAGCCATACGTTTTCATGGCGCGCACCAATGCCGCATCCTGCGATGCTTCCAACTCGGCCAACATGCGTGCCTCCACGCTCATGTTGGGAACCTCAACGCATCAACGTGCCGGCGCATGGTCTCCGCCACCTTGGCAATCACTTGTTCTGTGGATGCGTCCAGCGCCGGGCCAAGGAACGGGCGCCCGGCAATCCGGTGGGCGCCCTTTTTCCCTCGACTGAAATTGAACCCGTATTCAATCAAGTGCGCGTGCGGCGCCTTGTTCTTGAAAATGCCTTTTCCGCGCTGGCCACGCGCCACCACATTCACGCGGAATGAATCCGGCTCGGCGCGGGGGACATAGGCGCGGCCCACCTTGATGCTGCGCGGGATGCGGCCATAAGTGCGATAGGTGCCGCCGTGTGCGTCGCCGCGGCGGTGCACGCCCTGTGCCCCCAGCCCCAGCGCGCGGGCGTTGCTGGCGCCCTTGGGGCGCACCACGCGGGCACCGGCTTGCAACGCGGCGCGCACCACCTTGCCCATGATGCGTTCACTGCCAAACTCGGCCAAGTTGCGTTGCAACTGCGGCAGCCCGTGCACCTTCAAGTCAAAGAATTCAGCCATCGGCCACCCCCGAAACGCACGCCAGCGTCAGCAACGTGCGCTTGTCGTCAAACAACACGCCTTGGATGGCATACGTGATGCTGCGGCGCACGTCCACGGCGCGGGCTTCGCTGGTCACGTTCACGGCGCGCGGGTGGTAGCGCATGCGGATGCGCACCACGTCTGCCGATTCCTCGCGTTGCCCGGTGAAGTATTCCCGCGCGTTGGTGGTTTCAATCTGCGCGGCGGCCTCCCATAGTGGCACCCACGTGCGCGACGGCGCGCCCATGGCGTCCGGCACGGTGACGCACCGATCAATCCGCACGCGGTCATGCAACGGCCCGATGCGCATGGTTCACACCCTTGGGGACCAAAACGGACCCCATGCCCGGTTCAACCAATCGGGCACGTCGGTCATGCCACGGTCGGTGGCACTTTCGCGGTTCTCCCATATAAAAAGCGCATACCGCAAAATCACGTCCACCAACTCGGACGGCACAATATCCGCGGTGACATTGGTGGCCAGCGTCACCACGTCCGCAATCTGCACGGTGGCGCCGTCCAGTCCTTGCAAATACGCTTGGCCAAAATCCGAATAATTGACTTCGCCGGTGATGCGGAATTGGTCGGACACATCCGCGGGCGGGTCGGGCGGCGGGACCACGCGGGTCACCGTTGCATCCGTCACGCCACGCAACGGCAGCGGCAGGAACCCCCACGAAAACGGTGGCAAGCCTTGGCAGCAGCACAGCCGGTTTTCCGGCAGGTTGGCCGGTTGCGCCGGGCTTTGCACATCGCGCGGCGTCCACTCCCATTGCTGCGATGCAATCAGGATGCCGAATTGGCGTTCCAACAATCCGATGGTGCGCGCAAGGCACCCCGTGGCGGCGGTGTCGTCGTCGTTGTGGTCAATGCGCGCCCATCCCTTAAACGTCGGCAGCAGTTCCGTGGCCAGCGCTTGCGCATCATAGGTTTTGCGAATCAGGCTCACGGCGCACCTCGGATCACCAACATGGGCAGCGGCAGCGTGCGCAGTTCGCCGTTGGTCATCAGCACCACCAGCGCATCGCCTTCAATGGACAACTCAGCAATGCCCACGCCATCGTCACCACGTGCGCCCGGTTCACCACGCTTGCCCCGCGTGCCACGCTCGCCGCGTTTGGCCAGCAGCCCCCAACCGTCGCCCGGCAGTGCATCGGACACACCACCCATGGTGCGCACCCACGCGCTGCCCGCGTCGCCAATCACCACGTCCCCGGGCGCGTAGG